ATAGCATATGTGTTTGATTGGTTGAACTGGCATAACCCTGGTCTTATTTATATCTACCTAGGTAAGAAAGCAGAAGAGTGGTCTGATGCTGTAAGTGATAACAACTATAAGTTTATAGTTACTCACCCAGCAGTTGCTAGTTATAATAATCTACCTGAGTGGCACAGCAAAGGTATTTTTGAACAATCAAAAAAGATAGTAAAAGATTTATATAACTTTGACTTAGAATGGTAAAGATGGAAGATATATTTAATAAGTTAATTACTAATAATCTGACTCCCAATCAGTTCTACTTTCTATGGTGTAAGCAGCAAAGCATATCACCATCATTTAATATCAGCATAAGTCTTGAGTATACAAGATTAAAACTTGGTGGTTGGATTGATGATAATGATAATTTATCAAGCAAATCTATTATACTTTTACAGGAATTAAATTCTTTCTTCAAAGTCAGTAAGAAGAAGACTACTACTGATTTATTGGGTAAAGATTTTGGTCCAATGATAGAGGAGTATTCAGAAATTTTTCCTAAATTAAAGCTCCCAAGTGGTAAGTATGCGCGTGCTGATAAGAAAAATCTTGAGAATGCTTTCAGATGGTTTTTTGAGCATCATAATTATAATTGGAGTACTATCATTGCAGCTACTAAATTATATGTTGACACGTATGAAAGACAAGGATACAAATACATGAGAACATCACAGTATTTTATCCGTAAAACAAACACTGCTGAGAAAACATTTGAATCTGAACTTGCTGATTATTGTAATATGTATATTAATGGAGGAAATGATTATGAGGAAAAACATTTTAGTGAGAGAGTAGTATGAGAAATTCTCTAAAGCTTATCTTAGTAGCAATAATTGGCTCTGCAGTTGGTTGTGTTATTGTAGATAAATACATACTCCCTATAAACTTTATGCAGTATCTACTTATAGAGGTTATAGTTACTCTGACGCATTTTATGTATCAAGGAGTAAAGAAAGAGTTACAAAACAAATAGACTTCATGGATAATAAAAGTGAGGTTAAGTCTAAAAAGAAATGGGCTAGCCAAAAACAAGGATTTCAAGAATCTTTAAAGTATCTACAGGGTAGAATGCGTGGTTCAATAAAGAGTTTAAGAACTCCTTGGCCAAAGTTTAATGATGCCACCACAGATGGTATAGAGTGGAATACTCTTACTGTCATTGGTGGTAGACCAGCTAGTGGTAAAACACTAATTGCAGAACAGATTGTAAGGGAATCTTTCCCACTCAACCAAGCTGAGAATTTTAGAGTTCTGCAATTTCAGTTTGAGATGCTAGCTAGAACTTCTGCAATACGTGAGTATTCCAGTATAATTGGCAAGTCTTATAAGTACTTATGTAGTGCTGATGGAAAACTAAGTGATGATGATTTACAAAGATGTTATGATTATGCAAAGCAAAAAATACAGTATCCAATTGATGTAGTAGAAACTCCTTGTACTATAGATGAATTTAAGGAGATTGTTAGGGATTACATGTTTGCACATGCTAAGTATGATCAAGACGGGAATATGATTTTTACAAAAGTGCTGATTACTATTGACCATTCATTATTATTTAAGAAAGCTCCATATGAGAAAGATAAGCATGATATGCTTAACAATTTTGGTGAAGCTCTTACATTACTCAAAAGGATGTTTCCTGTAGCTTTTATTGTGCTGAGTCAGCTCAATAGGAACATAGATAACCCTGAGAGAAGTGAAGAAGGTAAGTATGGTAATTATGTACTTGAATCTGATTTGTTTGGGGCTGATGCTCTGTTACAGCATGCTGATACTGTCATAGGTATCAATAGACCTGCTAAGCAGAAGATTAGGTATTATGGTCCTGATAGGTATATGATTGAAGATGACAGAGTTATAGTATTGCACTTTCTTAAATGTAGAAATGGTGATACTAGACTAAGTTTCTTTAGAGCTGAATTTGAAAAGATGAAGATTGTGGAGATGCCAACACCTCCGCAACAAGAAAGAAGATTATCAACTAAAAATTAAACTATGAGTCTTACAACAAAATCAACATCTGTCAATAGACAGGAGAAGACTGAAGAGCTGATTAAACATCATGATTGGAAATTCAAAATCATTCAAGAAGAAAACCCATTATTCATACCAAAGTGTGCATATTTTCCTAAAGGGAAGACTGAAATGTGCTTAGGTTTCTTCCAAAGTGAATTGAGAAAAGGTAAAGATATCTATACTGAGTTTACTAGTATAGATCTTGAACCTGAAGATCCAAGTAGAACTCTTTACAAATGGAGGTATAATCCTCATTTTGAAGAAGAGTATGATAAAACTGAACCATCAGCTAACAGTACAACTAGTGTTAGGTATTTAATTCCTGTATCTGAGTTAATTAAGATTGAGATTCAACAAGAAGAGAGTGCTCCAAGTGCATTCCCTGACTTTGATGAAATCATAGATCCAGATTCAGATGCGCCACTTAGTCAAATTACAGTAAGAGATCTTGCTGCTATCATGTTGAAGAAACCTGTTAGTAACAAGAAATGGTTAAATGATTTAATATCTAAGTAATGGGAATTGTATTGCCAACATCAAAAGTGGCTCCAGAGAGTTTGAGCCCTAAGAATCTTATTATCTTTTCTAAACCTAAGACAGGTAAGACTAGTTTGTTAGCTGAGCTACCTGACTGTCTTATCTTAGATTTAGAAGGTGGTTCTAAGTATCTTAATGCAATGAAAGTAGAAGCTAATAGCTTTGAGGAAATCAGAGAAGTGGGTCAAGCCATTAAAGAAGCTGGTAATCCTTATAAGATAATAGCAGTTGATACTATCACAGCATTAGAAGAGATGGTTATTCCATATGCAGAAGCTTTGTACTCACGTGCTCCTATGGGTAAGAACTGGTTCAACCCTGGAGGTGGTAAAGAGAAATATGGAAGCATATTAGGTTTACCTGAAGGTTCTGGTTATTATTGGACTAGACAAGCATTTACAAAAGTCATTGACTATATCAAGACTTGGGCACCTTATGTTATCTTTGTTGGTCACGTAAAGGATACTCAGCTTGAGAAAGCTGGTGGTACTTTTAATTCTCTTGATCTAGATTTAACTGGTAAGCTGAAAAGAATTACAACTTCTAATTCAGATGCTATTGGTTATCTCTACAGAAAAGGGAATAAGAATGTACTCAGTTTTAAAACTAATGATGATATTGCTTGTGGTGCAAGACCAGCACATTTAAGTAATGCTGAAATAGTGATTTCTGAGATTGATGAGAACGGTGAGTATAAAACTTACTGGGACAAAGTATTTATTGATTTATAATTTTAAAAACAAACTAAAATGGCTTTAAGCACAACAGGATTAACAGAAGGTGGTGGAGGACTACCTAAGACAATTACACCAGGTAATCATACTTTGAAAATCAATAGTATTGTACTTGAGAACTTCAAGTTTATTGATGGTGCATATCATATGATTCTAAATGTAGAGACAGAACCTATTGCAGGTTTTGAAGGTTTCATGATTGACAAAGATGATGAAAGCAAAGGTCACTATGCAGGTCAGATTGGTAGAGTAAAAGCTTCTCAGTATGCATTTGCTGATGGTGTAACAAAGAGTGGTGTAAAAGTTCAGAGAGATAGATCTATTATGATCTTCTTGAAGAATCTTACTTCTACTCTTGGTATAAGTGATTGGTTCTTATCTCAAGATAATAAGCATGATACAATTGAAGAATTTGTAGATGCTTTTAATAATGAGGCACCATCCAAAGACAAGTTTGTAGAATTCTGTGTTGCTGGTAAAGAGTATGAAGGCAAGAATGGATATACAAACTATGACATGTGGTTACCAAAAGGAACTAAAGGAGCATATGCCATTACACCTATAGGTGGTGATGTAATTAAATTTAATGAGGAGGAGCATCTTAAGAAGATGGAAGTTAAAGAAGTTGGATCATTTGGTGATGATGACTTGAATATTCCACAAAGAGCAGCTACTGATTTCTCTTTAGACTAAGCAATTAGGATAGAAGGGGGAGGTCAGTAATGGTTTCCCCTTTTCTATTATTTATTTGCTATGATATCAACAAAGAATATATATGATGAACTGGAAGACATTCCAGATGCTTGGATATTTGAGTATTATCTCAATCTAACTGAGTGTCTTTCTGGGCAAGATGTAAAAATATTTTCAGTATTTAGGCAAGAGAAAACACCATCAATGTTTATCTATTTTAGTACTTCTATTAATGATTATAGGTTCAAAGATTTCTCTACTGGTTATCAGGGTAATGGTAAAAATCTAGTAATGTTGCTATACAATATATCATATAAGGAAGCAAAGTATAAGATAAGAACAGATTACACCAACTATCTGAAGAATGGTAGTACTAATCCTAAGAGAGAGTTTAAGGTACATGATAAATATAAGGTTGTTGATTTTGAGATAAGGCACTGGAATAATCTTGATCAGTCATACTGGCTAGGATTTAAGATTGGTTCTAGGATGCTTAATAGATATAATGTATCTCCTTTGAAGTTTTTTACAATGGAGAAGATAGAAGATGATGGTCACTCCAGATCTTTTCTATTTGATAATAACTTTACTTATGGTTATTTCAAAGATGATGGTACACTGTACAAAATCTATTGTCCTAAAAATACTGATAAGAAATTCATAAAGGTCAATAACTATATTCAAGGTTTAGATCAACTAAAATCTGATTGTGAGTATCTGATTATTACATCTTCACTTAAGGATCTAATGTGTTTTCACACACTTGGTATTGGTAATATAGAGGTTATTGCACCAGACAGTGAGAATAGTATGATTAAAGAATCTGATATTGAAATGCTCAAGTCATGCTATAAAAAGATTATTACTCTGTTTGACAATGATGAAGCTGGTATAGCTTCTATGAAGAAGTACAAAAAGATTTATGATCTTGATTATGTGATACTTGATATGGAGAAAGACTTATCAGACTCTGTAAAAGTTCATGGTATTGATGCTGTGAGAGATGTATTATTTCCCTTACTAAGACAAACATTATGAGTTGGATATAT